TATATGCAAATAAAACTATACCAAAATCATGGCTTTCACCAACACACACCAACCCTGCCCTAAGTGCGGATCAAGTGATGCAAGAGCCACTAACGACGACGGAAGCTGGCATTGTTTCAGCTGTAACCGTCACGATGGAGGAGGAGGACGAGTGAGCGAACCAACACCGAGAGAGTTTGTAAGCGGTCAGCCTCAAGCAATAGCACGAAGAAACCTAACTGAAGATACCTGCCGAAAGTGGGGCTATTGGATGGGTGTGGTGGATGGTCAGCCCGTACAAATAGCTAACTATAAGACAAGAGACGGTAAGACATGTGCTCAGAAGCTTAGGTTCGCTGACAAAAGTTTCAGGGTTAGGGGTGAGCTGATTGGATTGTACGGTCAGCACCTTTGGCGAGACGGAGGCAGACGAGTGGTTGTATGTGAGGGAGAGGTGGATGCGTTAAGTATCAGCCAAGCTTTCGATAACAAGTGGCCAGTCGTCAGTGTACCTAACGGAGCAGGAGCAGCTAAGAAGTTTATAGCACAAGCTATTGATTGGTTAGATCGTTATGAACAAGTTGTCTTCTGCTTTGACATGGATGATGTCGGACGAAAGGGAGCAGCAGAATGTGCAGCACTCTTAACACCCGGCAAAGCACACATCGCAGAGCTACCACTAAAGGATGCGAACGACATGCTTGTTGCTAACAGAAGTAAAGAGTTAGTACAGTGCTTGTTCGACGCTCGTGAGTACAGACCAGACGGTATCGTAAACGGTAAGGAGTTGTGGGATGTTATCTCTCATAAGGAGGAACACAAAAGCAAACCGTATCCGTTTATCGGACTGAATAGTATCACTCACGGTATGAGGTTGGGTGAACTTGTAACTGTTACTGCTGGTAGTGGTATCGGTAAGAGTCTGTTCTGTCGTGAGATAGCACACCATCTATTAGGATTGGGTGAGACTGTTGGTTACATAGCTCTTGAAGAATCTGTACGACGCACAGCACTTGGTATCCTTGGTATCCACATGAACAAACCACTACACCTCGACGATGATATGTTAGATGAAAAGGAACTGAGACCTGCGTTTGATAAGACAGTTGGTAACGGTAAGTTCTACACTTACGATCACTTCGGTAGTATGGAGTCCGACAATCTGTTATCTAAGATTAGGTATCTGATCAAAGGCTTCGATTGTAAATGGATATTCTTAGATCACCTATCGATTGTGGTTAGTGGGATACAGGGAGACGATGAACGCAGACTGATAGATAATACAATGACCAAGCTACGATCTCTAGTTGAGGAGACAGGGTGTGGTATGGTATTGGTCAGTCACTTGAAGCGTGTGGATACAGGACATGAAGAGGGTGGACGAGTAAGTCTACACCATCTGAGAGGTAGTCAAGCAATCGCACAGTTAAGTGACATGGTCATCGGATTGGAACGCAACCAGCAAAGCGACAGACTATCCAACGAAACAAAAGTAAGAGTACTGAAGAATCGATTCAGTGGTGAGACCGGACATTGTAGTACATTGTATTACAACATAGACACCGGACGATGCACCGAGGAAGAGAGAGCAAGTACCTTTAACGATGAAGAAACAAATAATGAACCATTCTAAATAATGAAAAGAAAATATGGAGTATATGTATCAATAGATTCAAGAGGGTCTATACTAGTTGAAGCAGAATCTGAAAAGGAAGCTGAAGAGAAAGCTTATGAAGCTATAGCTAAGTGGTCACCTACAGTACGCACGGGTACAAAGGGACTAGACTTCGATCTTTCTACTACTTTCTATGATGTGATTGAAGTAGATAATAGGAAAGCTGTAGTCGATAGACTTCAAGAATGTTTTAAATTCTAAAAATAAATATGAGAACACTATTCTTTGATATAGAAACAAATGCTCTTGAAGACTTCACTAATCTGACGGACTTGGAAACTGTACACTGCTTGTCTGTGTACGATCCAATGACTCCGAAGATGGTGACCTTTGCAGGAGATAGTATACACCGTGGACTGACAGCACTAGCAGAAGCAGACCGTATCGTCGGACACAATGTTATTAAGTTTGATATACCTGCTTTGAAGAAGCTGTACGGATTCTCTCCACCTCTTGTTAAAGTAGTTGATACCTTAGTATTATCTAGGTGTATCTTTTCTGACTTGAGGAACGAGGACTTCGGTCGTAACAACTTCGATCCTAAACTTGTAGGTAGTCACTCACTGAAAGCTTGGGGACACCGGATGGGTAAAGCAACGAAGCTTACATACGGAGAAGAGGACGGTGCGTTCGATCACTACAACGAAGAGATGAAAAAGTACTGTGAGCGAGACTGTATAGTTACACAGTTGCTGTACGATTATCTACTCAGTCAAGAGCCAAGCAATCAGATGATAGCTATCGAACATTGGTTTGCATTTATCATATCTCAACAGGAGCGACACGGCTTTGCGTTTGATCTAGATAAAGCAGACAAGTTAACCGCTAAGTTAACATCGATACGAGCAGAGCTAAAGGACGAACTGCAACAGATGGTAGCACCGAAGGTGGAAGAGATGAAGAGTCCAGCTGGTTGGACGGTTGAAGGACACACAGCACCGACTAAAGCAAAGCTAAAGTTAGTGTTGAAAGATGCCGGACTTAAACAATCTCTTGTCAACGATGCAGTCAAGACGGGTAATAAACAAAAGACTACACTGTTCAACCCTGGTTCCCGACAACAGATAGCAGCAGCACTGTTAGACTTAGGATACGATCTACCAAAAGAACCAGACGCTACCACACCTAAAGTAGATGAAGGAGTACTGAAGAAGATTGATCATCCGATAGCACAGAAGTTGTTAGACTATCTCTTAGTACAGAAAAGACTTGGTCAGTTAGCAGAGGGAGAACAAGCGTGGTTGAAGCTGGCTAAGAAGGGAAGAATACACGGTAGTGTAAATACAAATGGAGCGGTGACAGGAAGATGTACACACAGCAATCCTAATGTAGCACAGGTTCCTGCTTGTCGTGTACCGTATGGTGAAGAGTGTCGGGATTTATTCGGTGCGGGTAGTGGTATGAAGTTGGTTGGATGTGATGCTAGTGGGTTGGAGCTACGGATGTTAGCACATTACTTAGCATTCTACGATGGAGGGGAGTACGGAAAGATAGTAACAGAAGGAGACATACACACATTCAACATGGAACGAGCAGGTCTTAATAACAGAGACCAAGCTAAGACTATGATCTATGCTTTGTTATATGGAGCGGGACCCGCTAAGATGGGAGAGATCATTGGAGGTGGTGCTAAAGAAGGAGTACAACTGAAGCGTAAGTTCCTATCCAATCTACCAGCGTTGAAGCGTCTGCAACAAGATATCCAAAAGAAAGTAGAGAACGGTGGTGTACTGATGGGACTGGACGGCAGGTTGTTACGCATACGCAGTAGCCACGCAGCACTGAACATGTTACTTCAATCAGCCGGAGCAGTGTGTATGAAGGTAGCTTTGATACAGCTATTCCATGCACTCGGTAAGAGCAGATGGCAGCACGGTAGAGAGTACGCATTTGTTGCTAACATCCACGACGAGTTCCAAGCAGAAGTAATACCACAACACGCAGAAGACTTCGGTAAGTTAGCAGTGAAAGCTATTCGTGTAGCTGGTAAAGAACTGAAGCTGAATGTACAGTTGGACGGTGAGTACAAAGTAGGAGACAGCTGGGCTGAGACACATTGATGATGGACGAAGTACAATACGATATGTACACTACCCTTGCTACTCTCTATGATACCCAAGACCTTACCATGCCATCATCAAACGCACAACGGATAGGTGCAATAGCAGAGACTCGTTTCATAGCTGAATGTTTAGAGCGGGACTTTGAACCACATACACCCACAACACCTATGCCTTGGGACTTCATTGTTACTTGCCCCGCAGGAGACTTAAAGGTACAGATAAAAAGCACGAGCGTCAGGGACAAGTCAGCTTACACAGTTAACTCGTCATGTGGTGCAGCGGTAAAGGGACACATGTCTGATGACATCGATGTTGTAGGTATTTATATATCTCCTTTGAAGGAGTGGTGGATGATACCTAGATACTTGATAAAGAGTAAGACGATCAAGCTGTACCCTGACAACCCAAGTAAATCAAAATACAAACAATACCAAAACAATTGGAGTGCTTATTATGAGTAAAACAACATTACTGATCGACGCAGATGTTCTCGCTTTCGAGGCAGCTGTGGTCGCAGAAGAACCGATAGAATGGAAGGAAGAACTGTGGACGGTACACGCAGACATGGCATTAGCTAAAGCTCGTGTGATAAATAAAATACAGGAGTTCAGAGAAAACTTAAAGTGTGAGAATGTCGTGCTGTGTCTGAGTGACCGTGCTAACTTCCGACGCAAACTGTACCCTGAGTACAAAGCAAACCGTGCTAAGTCTCGACTACCTATCATCTTACGACAAGTAAAGCAGTGGATCATCGATGAACTAGGTGGCGTGCTGTGGGCGAACCTAGAAGCTGATGATGTTATATCTATATTAGCTACTGACAAAGCAATGGATGAAGAGACTATCATTGTTAGTATAGACAAAGACTTCAAGAGTGTACCAGGTATCTTCTACGATTATAACAAAGGAGAGTATCACCAACCATCCGTTGAAGAAGCAGATAACTTCCACTTGATACAAACACTGACTGGAGATTCAACAGATGGATTCAGTGGTGTACCAAGAGTAGGACCAGTAGCTGCTAAGAAAGCATTGGATAAATACGGATACACTTGGGAAACTGTTGTAACATGTTACGAGAAGGCAGGACTGACTGAACAAGATGCTTTGATGAATGCATGGATGGCACGATTACTACGAGCAGAGAACTACTGCTTCAGGACTAACACAATAAAGAAACTATGGACACCGAAGAATTACCAAACCAAGGATATACTAGAAACTTCAGCACTGGGGCAAGGCGTGATGGGGACGATGGACGGGGACGACCCAGCCTTATACCTCCGGTCGCCTTACGAAGTCTCGCCAAACGATTTGAAGCTGGCGGAAAGCTTTACGGAGACGACAACTGGAAGCAAGGATTCCCACTAAGTAGATTATATGACTCGATGTTTAGACATTTGTTGGGGCTGGCTGAGGGGGACAACTCTGAAGACCATGCGGGTGCTATACTGTGGAATGCTTCAGCTTGGATATGGACGGAGCAAAAGATCAAAGAGGGAAAGCTGCCACAAGAACTATCAGATATAAGTTATAGAGATGAGTGAGGATGAACCACTTAAAGCGGATGGGTTTGATGATGCAGTAATAGGTACTTGTTATAACACAGGTAGGATAGTGTATTCAATCGAGCGTATGTTAGTTATACTTATGGAACAATCTGAGATGAGTATGGAAGATGCTATGGAGTATTTTAGTTTTAATATAGGTGGTGCTTATGTAGGTGAGATGACTCCTATGTATGTATGGACCGAAGATAAAGTAGAGTTATGAACGAAGAAATAATATTACCAGCGTTGAGTAAGTCTTTGATGGAAAAGCTTGACAAACTATTCCCAGATAAATGTCCGCTGTTGACAGACACAGAACGTGAGGTATGGTATAAGGTAGGACAAAGAAGTGTAATTAATTATTTACAACAGACTTACGACGAACAGTTACAAGACAACATCATCACCAAAGATTTAGAATAGCTATGTGTTTCGGATCATCCACACCACCTCCACCACCACCTCCCCCTCCTCCACCTCCTCCTCCTACAGCAACAGCTGAAAGGGTAGAACCTACAAGAGCTAGAGCAGCTAGTACTACGATGGCTAAGAAAAGAGGAACCCGTCAATTAACAGTGCGTCGTCCTACATTAGGTATGGGTGGTCAGACCGGAACAGGAGTACAGCTTTCACAGTAACATATTATGAGAAGTTTAGATAAGAAGACATTATTAGAAGATGCAACATCTAGTGGAGCAGGTACTGCTTTTCAAGTAGAGCGTGTAAAGAGTTGGACATTTATCGTAGCAACATCAGCAGCTGGTACTGCAACAGTAGATATTGAAGCTTGGATCGGTGGAGCTTGGCATGTCATTCACAGTCAGAGTGTTACAACAGATGGATCGTTTATGATTCGTGATGACCACGGACACTACGAGAAGATCAGAGCTAACATCAGTGCTTACACCAGCGGAACCCATAGCGTCTTTGCTACCGGAACTGTTGAGTCTCTGTAATGTCGATTACTTTCACATCAGGTTTCTCTAAACCATCAGCTATCTTGGATAAGCCTAGCAATTTAGAACGACCTGAGTTTGGAACACTGTATGGATTTGATGCACCACAAGAGGAAGTCATAGACGGAGCGATCTTTACAGAAGCTAGTGAACCGTTGACAACCGAACTAAACGAAATATTATTATTTGAACCCGCTTAATACTCATGGCTAATAAAAAGATTACCGAACTTACGGAGCTTACAGCACCAGTCGGTGCGGACATTCTCGCAATCGTTGACGATGTAGCGGGAACCGCAACCACTAAGAAAGTATCCGTTACCAATTTAATGGGGCAAGCATCTGCCTCTAACCTATCGAGTTACGACTTCAACGGAAACGCTATCAGTAACTTTGACGCATCGATCAACGATCAAACAGGAACCACCTATACATTAGTAGCGGGAGACAACGGTAAAGTAGTAGTACTTGATAACGCATCTGCTGTAACTGTCACAGTACCAAGTGGTTTAGGAGTTGGGTTTAATTGTAGCTTCGTACAAAAGGGAGCGGGTCAAGTATCGTTTAGTGCTTCAGGAACTACGATCAACAACAGGCAGTCTCACACAAAGATCAACGGTCAGTACGGAGTAGCTAGCATTATTGCTTACGCTACCGACACTTACATCTTAGCTGGAGACACCGCTTCTTAATAAATATGTTCGTACTTCCTACATTTGGATTAGGTGTTATCGCTAGTCCTACTGAAGTTTCTTTTGTCAGCCTTGCAGAATCTTTAGTAATCGATGTATACAACACAGAATCACAAGTATTCGCACTTACATCAGTAACAGACTACACCATTGTATACGCTAAAGATACAGATAAATTATATGTATGGGACGGTAGTAATTGGGTGTTCTTTAGTAACAATTAATAAATTAAAAATATGAGTTCATTAACAGCTTACGCATCCGCAACCGCAAGAGATTCAGCAGCACCAGCATCGAGTAATCCGGGACTTTGCATATTTAGAACAGACACTAAAGCTATCGAGGTATCTGACGGCACGGATTACTTCGCTTATAATAATGACGGTCAATCGTTGCAGTTTTCTAGTAATAGTTATAGCGGGGTCTTTGATGGGGCTGGTGACTATGTAAGTGTAGGAACAATAGCATCATTAAATTCTTCAACTGATTTCACGGTCACAGGGTGGTTTAATTACGACACACTTCAAACAGTAATTATTGGATCAGGTGCATCTAGCTCAGCTAGGTTTGCTATACGTCCGGAATCCACATCATCAATGAAAGCAACTGTTGGTGGTAGTATTTATACGATAACATTAGGTATTAGCGGTGGTATCTCTAGCGGTACATGGTATCATTTTGCGTGTGTTATTAACGGAACATCTTTAACTGTCTATATTAACGGGAGTGCTAGTGACGGAGGAAGTGCAACCGTATCCTCACTTTCTAGCGGTTGGGCGGATGATTTTGATATTGGAAGAAACTCTCCTAATTGGACATCTAACCTCAGATATTTTGATGGTAAGTTAGACGAGATCGCCGTGTACGACAGTGCGTTAACATCTTCAGATATATCTAATATCTATAATAGTAAAATTTATATAGGACCTCTTGCTGTTTGGCGATTTGAAAATGACACTACAGACGAACTCGGAGTATTTGACGGCACTAATAACAACGTAACATTCAGCACTTCTGACAAACCATACTAATAGATATGAACAATAGAACATATGTTATAGCAGATACTTCCGAGGTTAGTGGTTTCGACTTTGATCAGCTTATCGACATCGATGAATCGTACAGCCGTAAGAGCTTAGACGGATCAAAGATACTCGCTAGGTACGAAGGTACACAACCATTCTTTCTGCTCGGTAAGACGGAGTACACACAAGAAGAGATACTAAGCATCTTGAGTGGTCCTGAGTGGACGAGCGAAGGCGAAATCTAAACGGTATGCACGAAACAGCCCAAGGGCTATATCATTCGTTGGAGAACCAGCGGTGGTCATTCTTAGACAGAGGTCGTACATCTTCTGAGCTTACACTTCCTTATGTTTTACCGCCTGACGGTCACAACTACGCTACTAAGTACTACACACCGTACCAAGGTATCGGAGCTAGAGGTGTACTGAATCTTAGCAGTAAGTTATTGTTAGCACTGTTACCACCTAACGCTCCATTCTTCCGTCTTGTTATAGATCGGTATGAATTAGATAAAGCAAAGGAAGATTTAGGGCCCGAAGGAGCAGAACAATTACGCACAGATTTAGAGAAAGCATTAGCTGATGTAGAGCGTAGTGTATCACAGGAAGTAGAAGTACAGAACTTCAGGAACGGTATATTCCAAGCACTAAAGAACTTACTTATAACAGGTAACAGTTTGTTGTACTTACCAGACGAAGGTGGTATGCGTGTGTTCAAGCTTGATCGTTATGTAGTCAAGAGAGACCCAATGGGTAATGTTACACACATAGCCGTGAAAGAAACTGTAGCTCCTATGATGCTTCCTGAATCTGTAAGAGATGAAGTATACCGTCAAGAAAAGGAGAACAGCTGTGACCTCTACACCGCAATCATCAGAGAAGGAGATAAGTACAAAGTCTACCAGGATGTTAAAGGAATGCTCATCGAAGAAAGTATGGGTGAGTATCCGATTGATAAGTCCCCGTGGCTCCCGTTACGCTACACCCAGATTGATGGAGAGGACTACGGCAGAGGCTTTGTTGAAGAGTACCTCGGAGACTTAAAGAGTTTAGAAGCACTGACCAAAGCAATCGTAGAAGGTAGTGCAGCAGCAGCTAAAGTATTGTTCATGGTTAATCCTAATGGTACAACAAGAGCACGAACATTAGCTGAAGCTCCTAACGGTGCGATTGTACAAGGTAGTGAAGGAGATGTATCTGTATTACAGTTGAATAAGTTTAATGACTTTAGAACTGCACAAGCCACAATGAACGGTATAACAGATCGTCTAAGCCAAGCATTTCTTTTGACATCGGGAGTTGTTAGAGATGCAGAGAGAGTGACCGCTGAAGAGATACGGATGTTAAGTCAAGAACTTGAAGCTGCTCTAGGTGGTCTCTACTCTCTGTTATCTCAGGAGCTACAGCTTCCTATTGTCAGTCGATTGATGGACAAGATGTCTAGGAACAAGCGTCTGCCTAAGATACCTAAAGATATTGTTAAACCTACTATTGTTACTGGTGTTGAAGCACTTGGTCGTGGTAATGATCTTAACAGATTGGATATGTTCTTGGCAGGTGCTAATCAGATAGTAGGACCGCAAGCAGTTACTCAATACTTAAATGTATCTGACTACTTCAAGCGTCGTGCTACTGCTTTGGGTATTGAGACTGAAGGACTGATCAAGACAGAAGAAGAAATTCAACAAGCTATGCAACAGCAACAGATGATGGAGATGGCACAGAAACTCGGAGCACCCGCAGTCGCACCCGCTATCAACGCAGCACAGGAGCAGTACATGGCACAACAAGAACAACCGCAAGAGGAATAACAAACTATGGCTGAATTACACCGAGTAGAGATAAATGAGAAAGCACCAAGCGAAATCGAACCCGAAGAGAAAGCAACCACCGAAGAACCACAAGCCGAGACGGAACTACCGCAAGAACAAAGCGACCGCCCGGACTGGCTCCCCGAAAAGTTTAAAACACCGGAGGATATGTCGAAAGCGTACTCCGAGTTGGAAAAGAAAATGGGAGCAGGGGCTAAAGAAGATCAAGCAGAAGCTGAACAAGTTGAAGAGAAAGCTGAGGACCAAGAAGAACAGACTGAAGAGAACACTAGTGAAGCATACCAAACGATTGCGGAAGCTAGTAAAGAGTTCTTTGAAAATGACGGTCAACTTAGTGAGGAAACTTATAACGCTTTAGAGAAAGCAGGATTACCTAGAGATTTAGTTGACAGCTACGCAGCTGGTCAGCAAGCATTGTTACAATCTGAAGAAGCTCAAATACAAAGCGTGGCGAACGGTCAATACGATGCGATGTCAGAGTGGGCGAATGAGAATTTACCACAAGAAGAGATCGATGCTTTTGATGAGGCGGTCACGGGTGGTACAGTTCAACAAGCTAAATTAGCAGTGCAAGGATTGTACGCCAGGTATCAGAATGCTACAGGTAGTACACCTAAGTTAACACAAGGAGCAGTATCTGGTACATCGACTATGCCTTTTAAAAGTATGCAGGAGTTAGCACGAGCACAGTCCGATCCACGCTATCGTTCAGGCGATAAAGCATATCATCAAGAGATTGACAGAAGACTTTCTGTAAGCAATATATAGGTTGTTTATTCATTCATAAGGTATAGTGGCCCCTAGTGTTGGTTTATTGGTTTGCTGACACTAGGGGTTTTTCATTATGATTAAGAACATGGCAACAGAAATAGGTGAGAATGTACAGGTAAAAGCCAACCTAGCATTCATGGCGAAAGTCATAGCTATTGTTGGTACTTGTGTTTGGGGGTACTCTGTAGTGTGGAATAAACTAATGGTACTGGATAGTAGCTTAGACCGTGTGCAGCATGAGGGTACGTTATTAGGAGACTTGTCAGCACGGATGATGCACATCGAGAAGTTTGCAGAACAATCAAAAGCGGACCTTAACCATCTACTAGAAATGCAGGACGCACCAATAACATCTGACCATCAACAATTTGAGAGGCTTCGGTACTTAGAGAAAGAGTTGGATATATTACGAGCTAAAGTAGATCAAATGAGATTGGGGGCGTGGTGAAAAGATGGGCGAGTTACTTATGTTATTTATTACGGGCGGTGGTAGCACTGCTATGGGGGCGATTCTTAAAGGTGTGTTCGGATATATCTTTGAAGCCAAGCAGAACAAGCATGATCTTGAAATGGCGAGAGAAGCTCGTGCGTCTGATAATTTCCTTAGACTACAAGCTGAAATCGCTAAAGGAGGTACTGGTGAGTTTGTTTCTTTTACTCGTCGTATTCTTGCTGTTATCGGGGTGTCTACGCTCTGTGCGTGTATCATCCTCTGTACCCTCTTCCCAACCGCAGAGATCGTCACCCTTACCAACGCAGACGGAGAGGGAGTCAACGAGTTCTTCTTCGGACTCATCAGCTTTCAAGCCAATCAAGAACCAATATCTATTTCTTCTGGACACATCAGCCTTATGGGATGCACGGTAATACTGCCTTGTATCCTTGGGTTTTACTTTGGTCCAAGCGGTCGAAGAGGTTGACAGTCAAGGCTTTTTTCCTTTTACTTATAATTAAATTTAATCGACAACTAGCAACAACTAGTCCCTCGACCCTCTGCGGAGGACAATCCTGTGAAGACGAAAGATGTGAAAGTCACTGGTAATCATCACACATTCAATAACTTATAACATAGGAAATATATATTATGGCTAACGGAAATACATCCCCCAGTCGTGTAGGTCTTATTGAAGGCGGTTCTGATAACGATGCTTTGTTTCTCAAGAAGTTTTCTGGAGAGATTTTGCAAACCTTTGAAGAGTCCAACATCTTTAAACCACTGCACACAATCAGAACCATCGAGTCTGGTAAATCAGCACAGTTCCCTGTAACAGGTATCGCTTCTGCTTCTTACCACACTCCTGGTGAAAACATCGCAGACGGTGGTAACAGCTACCTCAGCGACATCAAGAAAACTGAGAAGATCATCACCATCGATAAGATGCTTGTTGCTTCCACTTTCTTGGCTAACATCGACGATGTAAAGAATCACTACGACATTCGTTCAGTATACGCTAACGAGTTGGGTAAAGCACTTGCTGTTCGTTTCGACACCGCTCTTGCTAAAGTGTTCATTGCTGCTGCTCGTACCGGAGCTAACTTAACTCAAGTTGGTAAAGGCGGAAGCATCCTCGATATCAGTGCTAACACCTTCGTTAACTTCGGAGATGCTAATTCTGACGCTGGTGATCCTACTGGTGCTGAGTTGGTAGCTGCTTTGTTTAGTGCTGCTCAACGCATGGACGAACACGATGTTCCTAGTGACGGTCGTTTCTGTGTATTGCGTCCTCAAGAGT